CACTCCTCTCCCGAGAAGAGCTTGCTTTCGGCCTGACGCCGACGAGTCAAGCCAGGCACACACTTGCCGCCGGCACGATCACAATCCAAGAACTCGAGAGCGGCCCCCTCGATGTCGCCCGAATTGAGCTTGTAAAGAAGCTTCGGACACCCGGTGATGACGCCATAGCTTCCCAAGTTGAAGGCCAATGAGATCAATGCAATGTACTGTCCTTTCGTCACGTCGTGATTGATGTACCGAGACAAGTCATCTGCGACTTTCCTGATGTCTGACGCAAGCCACTCGTCCGCCTGAGCATCGGAAATCGTCAGACCTTCATGAACCTCAGGGCCGGTATGGCCCACACCGATCGTCCACACGCCGGCGGAACACCGATAAGCAACCAGACGCCGGCCTTCGAAATCTTCGATGAACTGCGTCGCACACGACGCCGGCCAATCACGAAAAGCACGCTTCTCATCAATCATGGTCTTTTTCCTTTTCTACGGTTAATCCGCGTTTCGACAGCTCTTCTTCGGCGCGAGCTTCAATGCGCTCATTGAGCGTTTTGACGAGCCTACGCAGCACCGGAGGGACCGCGCCACCAAGGCCTCCGCGCTCCAGTGTCTCAATGATTGAGCCGAACTCACCTGCGGCATAGGCGCAGATGGTGATGCTTTGAAAGATTTGAAAATGGATGACGGGCGCAAAGACTTCATCAAGCCCGTGGGCAAGTGCCACGATGGCGAACATCAATGCCTTCTTCAGTACGCCCAAATAGTTTTTGTGGCTTGACCACTTGCCTTGCAGTAAAGCAACTCCGGTGCCTAGGAAAAAGTCCGCCGTTGTGAAGATGACAAGCCACCAAAGCAACGGTCCGACATCACCGAAGGCGAATGACAAGGCGCCGCCCAGCACACCGCCTGCGGTCATCATGACTCTCTCCGCTCCTTGAGGGATGAAATTTTGCAGGGTCGTCAGCATGAAAAAAGAAGAGGGGACGAGCGGATCGTCCCCTGCGTGGTTAACGATCCATTGCGAGAACCGTTCGGATGTGCTTGATGCACTCCCACGCTTCGCAGAGGTCATTGATGTCGGTGGATGTCAGGTCGTAGTGCCCGTCGCGAGCATCGTCAAGGATCTTATCGATCCTTGCCAGAAGCTCCTCTTCGGTTCGCTCGCCCTGCATCTTGCGCATATCCTTCACGTCCATGGCAATCTCCTTAATCGACCGCAAATTTCTTTGCGATTTCAAGGAGCGCGTCGATGTCCGCCTTGTCCATGATGTAGCCGCTAAGCTCCACCTTGCCGCCGGCTTTCTCAAGCGCAGCGGAGGCGGCCGCGGTTGCACGGTCCAGATCCACCTTGCCTTCTTCCGTCACGATGCCGAGCATCTTGAGCGTCGGCATGTACTGATCGACGCGAGCCGCTACGGCATCACGAATATAAGGCGAGACAAATCCGATGCCGAACTTCATGAGTCCCGTAGGCGCCTTGGGCATGACCACGGTGGTGACAAACTCCGCAACGATCGTCGGGATATGGCTGACTTCAACGAACATCTAGCGCTCCTACTGGTTACTGAGCCGTGGCCGTGCGAGCCGGATTGGATACCGTTACCTGCGTCGCACCTGCGGGACTCACCCACTCGTTATAACGCGGCATCGGCTGCGGGCAGATTGCACTGAACGGCACAACTTCCTTCGTGATGGCGTTAACGCGAGCCTTGATGGAACCGACTTCAGCCGAAAGGTTGCTGAGACCGCAGGCGCAATCGGATGCCACGCGATCAATCTTCTGCGTGATGATCTGTTCGCGCAGCTGAGCCTTTTCAGCTTCGCACTTCTGCTGTGCTTCGAGCACCGCCACGCGTTCGCGATTGGCCGCGGACTCCTGCGCAATTGGCGTGATGTAGGCATACATCTCGTCTCGAAGCGTCTTGTTGTCAGCAAGCGTCTGCTTGTAGACTGCCGCGTCCTGATTGTCGCTGTAGCGCATGGCCGTCAGTTCCGCGATCTTTGCGTCCTTTTCGGCGAGAGCGTTAAGCGCCTGGCCAAGCTGAGCGTTCTGACAACCGCCGCCCAACAGACCGCCGAGAAGGCCGCCACCGTTCCCGTTGGCGTTGAGAAGCCCCAAAGCAGTACCGGCGATACCGAGTCCAAGGCCGCTTCCTGCGACACCCTTGCTTGCGAATTCACCCATGGCAAATTCTCCATTCAAATTGCACGAAGCGTCGGCTCGAAAAGAGCTTCCTCCCCTCGTGCAAACCCAGTATCTCGCACATCAGAACTCACACGCGCACACAAAAAGCTCCCCCGAGCTTTCACCCGAGGGAGTCGTTGTTGATTTGTTTGTAGATGGGCTATTCAGAACCCTTGAGCGTTTGCTTATCCTTTCGTTCTATTGAACACGGCGGGAACCTCAGGCCACACAACTTCGCGCGGGAAGCCATCCTGCGCCGGAACGTCGCGAAGTGCCTGACGGTAAGCCATGACAGCTGCCTTGTCCTCATCAGACAGAGGGTAGTCTGGCATTGCGAGGTAGTCCGTCTCAGCGATCTTCATGTCGCGTTCAGCTCGTACCTGAGACGCGAGCTCGTCATCAGTAGGTTCCGGAACTGCGACAATCTGGAAGCGCAGCACGCCGTTCTGAGGCTCGATCTCCTTGATGTACCGATCTCCACAATCGTTACACCAAAACGCCGCCTCTGGGGGATATTCGCCCTCGAAAATTTGTCCGATTTCAAACCCCATTTTAGGGTCACCTCCTTTTAAAAGCCTGCCGCATACCACGATTGTTTTGGAGCGCTGGTGTTCGTTGCCTGGATGGCCGATGTGATAGAACTTGTCGTTTTATTCTCTGTGTACCAAGTAAACACTGATCCATATGCTTTTACTTCATTTGGCGTAACTACAAAGATATAAGTGGTGTTCGAAAATCGCTTCGGGAAAGTAACAGTACCGCCCGCAGTACCTCCTCCATTCAAAAGCCCCCATTGCTCAATAAATCCATTGCTCCAAACACGGTACCGATTCGATCCGCTACTTCCTGATTGAGTAACGTAAATATTTGGACTCGCAGGAATCGTCGGCTTATTCGACAAGTCGTTGTAATTGCCAGAGGTCGCTACAGCATGCAGCCCGAGATTGACGTTCCCGCTTCCGTCCGGCCGATTCCCGTTGACCGTCTTCGCCCCAACATCAACGAGCACATTGCCATCAGCTCCAGCCACTGACCCATTGATCGAGCGCACATGAGTCCGAACGGTCCATTCAACCGTGCCGTCCGTGATGACCTGACCATGCGTGACGCTGCGCGTATCGAGCAGGTCCGCGCTCGTCGTCCCTGCCTTCGTGCACTCCAAAAAGCGCTCGTATTGGAAAGCACAGTCCACCTTGTCCCCGACCTGGTACGCCGTAGACTTTCGTCTGACCTCGTTGATTTCGTAGATCAGCTGAGTGCAGACCTCAGGCGTTGCGTAGTCCTGCAGGTCGCTCACCATCGCAAACTCAAACCCGCCCGGCGTAGCCCCGTCGAGTAGCCGCATGCGCCACTTGGACGTATCCACCACGAGCTGTTTCGGAATGCCTGTGTAGACCTTGACTTTCTCTGTCGTATCGCCCATCTGGGCGAATCGCGTCGGTTTCGTAGCCATTACGTCGTGCTCCCTAAATCAATGTCGCCCTCAAAGTCGGCGATCGTTATCTTGTCCTTGGCGGACAGTGCACCCAGCGTAGGCTTGCCGGTGATGCCCGCCCACGTCGTAGTGCCAGCGGGCCCCGTCGGGCCTCGTTCACCTTGGGTGCCCTGATCGCCCTTCGGCCCCTTGATGTCGCCGCAGTCGACCCACGCACTCCCGCTCCACGAGTAGAGGCGCGAGCCGACCATGTAGGCGTCGCCGAGCGTTCCGGCCGGGTGCTGCTCCTGCAGCTCTTCGAGGGACGGAAAGCTGCCCTTGATCGCAAGTGCTGCGCCGGTTTCGCCCTTCGGCCCCTGCGGGCCCCGGACGTTTGCAAGCCTCGCCCCGACCGTGAACGTGCTTGCCGCGAGCGACGCGATCTGGAAGACCTCCCCTTCGGGATCAATCACCGTGTCGCCGACCTTCACGTTGGTAGAAGGCGTGAGCGTGGCGAGCGCGGCCGTGCCGTTGGCACTCATGTTTGCCGATGTCAGGCGTACTGCGAACGCGGCTACCTTGGCGGACTGTGCAGCGGCCTGAGCGGACGTTGCGGCCTCACTGGCCTTCGTGCCTGCCTCCGTCGCCTTGGTCGTCGCAGTGGCTGCCGCGGTCTCGGACTTTTTCGCCTGCGTCTCTGCATACGTTGCATAGTGGAGCGCTGAGTAGAGGCCGCCGTCGACAGCCGCCCCCGTCTTGCTTGCCCATGCCTTTGCGGTCGTCGAGGCTGTATCGGCTCCTGCCTTCGCAGTCTCGGCCGCCTTCTGCGCGCTCGATGCGGCGGTAGCCGACTTGGCTGCGGCATCGGCCTGCGCCTTTGCGTTGGCCGTTTGAGCAGCGCCGGCTGCGTTGACGGCGGCAACCTGTGTCGTGCCCGCAGCGTTCACCTTCGACACGTTTGACGTGCCAGCACTCGCCACCAAGCCGACCTGCCTGGTTCCTTCGGCCGCCACGGCGGACTTCTGCGAGGAGCCTTCCTGCGTGATCTGGTTGACAGCAGTGGAGCCCGCGTCCTGCACAGCAGTCACCTGCGTGCCGCCCTCCGACCGGACGCTCCTCACACCCGCCGCAGTCGCGTCCTTCACCTCCTGTAGGAGCCCTCCAGTGGAGCTTTCAGACTGCGCGGCCTTCTCGGCGTAGTACTTCGCACCATAGAGCTCGCTCTCCACCGGAGCCGTCGTCTGCGTGGCCCACTTCTTTGCGAGAGCATTACTTGCATCAGCGCCGGCCCTCGCCTCGAGCGCGGATGCTTTGGCGGCCTCTGCACTCTTCTGCGCCGCTTCGGATAGACGGACGTTTTCGGTAGTCGTCTCAACGGCATTCACAGCCGTCTCAAGATCGCCGCGATCAATAGCGCCGGCCACCTTGTTCACGTCCTCGATGTTGATCGCCACCGTGTGGATGTTGCCGTTGACCACTTCGATGTCGCCAACGATCTCATCTGTCGTGGAGCCGCAGTCCCAGTCGCCGTCGCCTACTACCTTGCCAACAAGGTCGGTCGCCACAGTCTCAACGTAGGGCATGCCGCCGGATACCTTCACGACATCCTCGATCTTCTCTGCCACTTTGGAGACTTCGTAGGCCTTGCCGGCAACCTCGACGACTTCATCCTTGATGCCGGCGACGGTCTTCACGTCCTCAATAGCTGTACCCGTCGCCACCACCGGCACGATGTTGCCGGCCACGGTCTTGATCTCGTCCTTGACCGGGACGAGGATGGTGGCAGCTTCGGCGTAGGCCTTCGTCTGCCCCTCGGATTTCTTCGCCTCTTCGGCGGACCGCTGGGCGGCATCAGCGAACTGTCGGGCGTCGTCTTGGGCGGCGAGGAGCTTTTCGATCATTTCCTCGGGCGTCGTCGAGGACGTAGCCGGGACCTTAAGCGTGCGCCCTGTCTGCTCGACGAGTTGCTGAATCTGAACAACGATGCGGTCTAGGCCCTCATTGATGATCTCGGGAGGAAATCTAGAGTAGTTGGTGAGCTGAGTTTCCTGCGTGTATGCGAGAGCGGAGCCGATGACGAGAATCTGGCCTGCCGCGAGGCCATTCGTGAGCGTGACTGAGCCGCCAGGCGCAGCATCCTGATCCGAATTCATGGTCACGGAGTAGTCCGTGCCGTAGGACAAATTCACTGCGGCCTCAAGATCAGAGAAGGAAGTCGCAACGTAGACATCCGTCTCCTCGAAGATCTTGAAGCTGAAAGAGAAAGTTTTGAGGCCTGCGCCAGTGTAAGGCCCAGCGAGGCGCTTGACGTAGTCAATCATGAGAACGGCTCCAATTGGAGCCATTCTGGATGACGAAAGTCGCGGAGTGCGCAGGGCTACTCAGGAGCATTCGCCACGCGAGGCATGCGCTTTGGCACAATCTCTGTCGGAGCCCACCAGTACTCCTGCCCGGTGTGCTTCGGGCCCCACGATTCGATGCGCGCGAGGTAGCCAGGAGACGATGCTTCCATCATGTCGTTGTAGACCGCGCGGTCGATGATGCCCTTCAGATACCAGAGGTTCACAAACGGCATATGCGAACGCGCGAAGCGCAGCGCCTTCGCATCAGACTTGGTTTGCCGGTTGTAGAGGCCATTGGCCAGACTGCCGCGCCAGTCGTTGTAGTAACTCTTGCCCACGTCCCATGCATCGAGCACAGTGCCCGTCACGGGGCCCATGAATTTGAGCCAGTTTGGCGAGCCGTAGGTGTTCTCCCCGTCCATGCCGGCAACGATGAGATCAGCCAGGAAGCCCGCACCGCCGCCAACAGACATTGCCTGCATCCAGTAGTCCGCAGAAGTTGGATCTTGCAAATCCCGGCCGGAAGCCAGCGCGCGAAGCTGAACGGAGATTGCCCCGGCCATCGTCGTTGTTGTGAAGATCAGAGCTGCGTACTTTGCGCGGGAGACGCTGCCTTCTGTCTGAGCGATGTCAGACATGCGCTCAAGGTGCCGCCGCATGAAGCCAATAGGAAAGGACTTGAAGAGGAGCAGGCCTCTCACGGCTTCGCCGGCAAAGGTGCCTCTCGGCCCAGCGATATTGCTGAGCGCCCGTGTGCCCAGATCAGGAGCAAGGGAAGCAAGGCCCGATTCCTCTCTCAGCACGGCCAGGTAAGACGTGACCGCATGCTCCATATCGCGAGCCGTTGGAGCTCCATTCGGGACGAGCTTGACGAGCCGCTGCTTATCCGTGCTGAGCGCGTCTATATCCACATTGCGAATGTCCTCTCGCGTCAGGAAACCTGCGCCGCGAATCTTGTAGGGCTTCGCCTCCTGCCAGAGAATCCAGTCCATCTCATTGACGCCGCAGCGTTCAAAAACGCGCCGCTGATACGGCGTCAGATTGCTCCAGTCTGTCTTGACGAGCCAGGACATCATGCCCATGTAGTTAATCATCTCTGCCCGGCGCACGCCATTCGTGAAGGCATCAAGGAGCGAATATTTCATCGTCGCGGACGCGAGCTTGCCCGTCCATCCGCTGCCGACATTCTGAAGCCCCCAGCGCGAGCAGGCCGATGAGAGCGCATCGGCCATGATGCCGCCGCGGACGGCAAGGTCACGCGCCTCGGAGCCTCAAGCCGCAATGAGATTCCTTGTCGCCGTCCAAGCAGGGATGCCCATCAGGCGAGCCGTCGAATAGTAGGTCGGAATGTCGGAGACAGAAGAAAGGAAGGTTGATCCGAGCTTGGTAGCCACCTCGAGATTGCGCATACCGCCGGAGATGTCGGCCAGCGCCGCCCGGGAGGCGTCAACAGAGGCCGCACTGCCATTGAGCACGCTCCATTCGGTATCAATGTAGTGCTCGCTCAGGCCGGCTTTCATGGTCTGGACAATGCCCGGCCGCCCCTGCATCTTCGCATTGATCTGATCCGCCTCAGCCTTGGCCATGCGCTTCATTGCCGCGTAGGTTGCATTAGGGTTCGGGCCCAGTGACCTCATGAGCTCAGCATCCTTGGCAGAGCGCCTGAGCGAACCTCTCATCAGATCAAAGACCGTGCCTTGCCCAAAGGTTCGTTGATACTGAAGCCAGCTGCTCGCGTCCTTGAAATGGAGCCCTCGGTGCAAGTCGCCTCGGTTCGCACGGGATGCCGACGGCCCGGCCACAGTCGAAACCTCGAAGTCACTATTTGCGCCGTCTGAGCAAATCGTGTCAAAGGCACGCCCCAGCATCTCGATGAAGTCCTGATCCGACATGGGATCACCATTCAGATCAATGTACTTTGAGCGGTCAATCAGAGGCTCTATGAATTGCACCCAGGCCGCGCGGTTCGCGTCGTAGGATGATGGTGCATCTCGTATCCAGCGCTCAACGTCATTTGCGAAGCGCCTGAGCTTGCCTTGACCGGCCAGAACCTCAACCGCATGAGACATCAGCCTCGTGTCGTGAGTCTGCGGTATGTAATGGTCAAGCTTGACGATGTTGCCGCCCTCAGCGTTATAGCGGTCAATGCCGGCATCGTCCTGCCGTTTCCATTCGGCAGCAACGTACTTTGCAATCTGACTGCCTGAATCTTCTCCGAAGACCTCTTTTGTCACGGCCTCCTCGAAATTCAGATCCGTGAAGAGCCCGGTGATGCCTTTCTGTTTGCCGTCAATCGCAACGAGAAAGTCATTGTCTGCCTCAGACTGAGCGCCGATCACGCGACGGTCAATCTCACTGAGCACCTGCCCGGCCGCAGAGTATCCGTGATAGCCGCGCTTGCGCTGAAAGGCCAGCGAACGTTCGACATTCGCCTGAGCGAGCACGGACAAGTAAGCACGCTGTCGGATCTTCTTTGCCTCAGCCTTGAGCGTCTCCTGATAGAGCTTCGTCGCAGCGTCAACACGCTGCTGATGCGACATCCCCCGCCATGCGTCTGGATCAGCCGCCCGAGCGCGGAGCATGCCCGCCCGGATGCCGGCCAGAATCTCATGCCCCTCACTCGGCGTGATTTCGCGCCCCAGCGCGAGAGACGTGCGCTGAAGGCACTCTTTGCGCATCTGAATTTGCTGGACGTTCGCCATCATCAGACTCCATTGTTGACCAGTGCGCAGATCTCAGCGACAGGCAACGCCTTGTCCGCCATGTCCTCGACCTGCTTGGCGTGTTCTTCTTCCCGAGCCAGGAGCTCAGCAGCGGTGATCGTCGTCCCTTGGTCATCGAGCTGGACGCGCATGTCCGGGTTGTCCTGCAATACCATCTGCACCCGCGCGCGCTCTCCCGTCATCTCCGCATCGCTAGAGGCAAAGAGGTCAAGCGACTCCTGCACAATCTTGGCCTCGCGAGCCTCCTCGACCTTCTCGACCACACGCGCCGCTTCGTCCGCAGTGGCGATCGGCTCGCCCAGCTCGTCCATGAATGAAGCCTGCTGCGGAGTCGCCTCAGGCTCATTGAAGAGGCCAAGCGAATCCTGCGGAGCGGGTTCATCGCCACCAAACAGATCGGGAGAGGCATCCTGCGCAGCGGCATTCTGCTCAGGAACAGTAGCGCCGGTGTTGACAGGCGCATCGGGTTCGCTGATACTGTTCTCAGATGAAGGCTGTTGTGGCCCAGTCAAGCCTCGGGTGCGCGGTTCGGCAGACGTGCCGGACTGTAGGCGACTAGTATGGTTCTTGTCCCACAGCAGCCTTCTGTCTTTCAAATAGCGATCTTTAGCTACAGCGGCCACGCTCCCCACACGATATATGCCCGAAACCTCTTGAAATTCGTTGTAGAGAATTCCTTTTCTCAAAACGCCATTCTCGTTGAGTGTTATCGGGCGCACCAGAACGATCTGCCCTTCCTTCACACCCGCGTAAATCTGAGTGTAGTTGCGAGCAATATCTACAATCGCCTGAGAAACTGTTTCGTATCCAGCTTTCTCAAGGTCAGCCAGATGTCGCTCCAAATGACCGTTGTTAAGCGTTTCCTCTTGCAGACGAACTGGCAGGGGCTTCACGCCAGCGATGCCTTCTGGCAAAACGGTCAAATTCGGGTCGCCATTGATGCCTAAGACACGATGAACTTTCCCGTCCGGAGTGCGTGCAACCTCGATAAGTTCCATTCGCGGAACCGGCTCAATCGGCACACCCGTGAAGGTTTCTGTCGCAGCGTGCGCGAGCTCCGGCCCCGACTTGATCTGCTCAGTCCTGTCGGCCTTGGCAACTCCTGAGAGCGTGCTCATATCCTTGAAGGCGCGCTCGTTGACCTCCACACCCGTGATCCGGCCGAACTCGCGAGCCATGTCCACGCGCGTGAGTTCGGGCGGAGGTCCGAACATGCCCTCACCCTGAGCAATGCTGTCAAGGTTCGCCCGTGCGAATTCCGTGAGCTGAGTGAAGGCGTCCACGATGCCGCGCACGCCGCCTTTCTCGCGTTCGTTCTTTGCGAGGAAGTCAAGGAACAGCTGCGCCTCAGCGGAGCGATCCAGCGATGACTGCGCAGCCAGCTCAGCGAGATTCACCTTCTGGCCGGATGCGCGCATGCTCTGGAACTCATTGAGCACCTCAGCAATGGCCGGCCGGAAATCTGCTGCGCCGCCGCCCTCAAGCGAGAGCACGCGCGGAGCCAGCGTCCTCAGCGCCCTCAAGAGCTGAGCCACGCCAGGCGTCGCGTTCGAGCTGTCAAGCAGGGACGTGAGGCCGGGAGCTTTATAGGCCGCCTGGAAGATAGCTCGATCCAAGCGCTGCGCAGCGGCATCAGTCGGCACACCGTTGACAATCAGCTGCCCGCGCTCAGCTTCTGGAAGCAGCGCGACAAACTGCCGAATGCTTTCCGGAGAAACATTGCCGTCCTCAGTGAAGGCCAGCTGAGAGAGGTCAATGCGTGTGCTGTCCTGAATGGCCGTCTCAAGGTAATTGAGCTCGGCCGTCGTGCGCTGATTCGAGCGGTCTCCAATGTCGGCCGGCAGATCACTCTCGCGCACCAGGCGCACGAGGATCGGCTTGCTCATGCTGCGGATCACGTCAGGCGAGATGCCGTGCGCCGGGTCGGCCTCGAACTCCGCCCGGTAGCGGTCAGCCGTGCCGCGCACATAGGCCTCGCCCAGAGCGGTCACGCGCCCGTTGCCGGCAATCGCTTTCGGGACGAGCTCATCAGTCTGAGCGCCGTAGAGCAGGTTCGGCGTGCCGTCAATGGCATTCGACGTGAGCACCGTGTCCGCATCGACCACGGCATATTGCACCTGATAGCGTTCACCCTTGGCGTCAACCATGACCGAGAGCCGCCCGCGCTGAGCTTCCGGAATTGAGCTTGAATCCGTGACGACGGGAGCGCCCTCACTGAGCAGATGCGAAGTCGCGACGCGGAGATAGTCCGGATCGGCCGCAATGGCGTTCATCTGACTGACAGATTCTTTGGAAGATCTGTCACGGTTCTGGATGACTGCGCCCTCAGAGGCTGCGAGCTTGGAAAGCCGCTCAAGCGATGCCTTTCGAATCGCCTCAATCTTCTCTGGATCCACCGCCTCAGGCGAAACCTTCACCGGCTTTTTCTCGCGAATCTGCCGGTCAGCCGTTGACTGAGCTTTCCGCGCGCGCTCTACCGCAGCGCCGTTCGTCTGATCCACCGGGAGATTCGCAGTGTTGGCCGTCTCCTGCGCCCGGATGCGCGCCGCGTCCTCGACCTCCACATCCTTGACCTGCGGCCCATTGCCGCCGTTAGTGACGTAGGTTGCAGGCTCACTTGTCGCAGGAGCAGATTCACCGGCCGCGACAGTCTCCGCTGACGCAGAAGCACCGCCCGGCCTGCGCAGCGCGGGAACCGTACCGGCAGCGCCGCCCAGCACCACGCCCAGCGCGAGATTCAGCGGATCAGTTGGATCGTACTGCTCAGCCGCTTTCGAGTAATCTGCCTGCCGGAGAATCGTCTGAATTGTGGCCTGCTCATTGACGTTGGAGAATCCGCCAAGCGCTGCGCCCGTACCCGCGCCGGTTGCGAGTCTGACACCCGTTCTCGTCGAATTCGCAACGAATGCACCCGGAACAGCCGCCCAGAAAGCGTTAGAGATGCCCGAGAAGACGCCTGCCTTTTGCGCGGTTGACTTGTCTACGCCCTCCTCAAGCAGGTGCTGCGTCTCACCCACGCCGAATGTCGTTCCCACTAAGACCGCAGTCGTTGCGACATTGCCCCAGCCCGGAAAGAGGCTTCCCACCGTCTGCGCGAGTCCGTATTTAGTGAGGCCGTTCGTCAGGCCATGAACAATCTGCGCTGCTTTCGAGCTTCTGAAGGGATCAGGCGAATACTCATCCCGTGCATAGCGCCTGTCACGCTCAGCCTGAGCCTCGAGGCGCGCCCGGTAGTCCTCATCCAGCAGCGGCAATCCTGAGACTGCATACTCGAACGCCGAGCGCATCTCATACGCTCCGGACATGAAGCCCTGCCCAACGGCAGAGAACACGTCCGACGAGAAGACCGGCCGCCCGTCATTCTCCTGAGCCTGAGCCGTCTGAGCATCAGTCTGCGCAGGGGACTCTCCCTCTGGCGGCTGAGGAGGAACTATCTTTGCCGGGGCTTCCGGCGTCGGCTGATAGCCGTATTCACGCTGAAAGATCATTCGCCCCACACCTTGATTTCAAAGGGCTGCTTGTTCTTGTAGAACAGGATTGAATCGCCCCATATGACGTTGAAAGTGTTCTCAGCACCATTCACGGCCGGAACAAGCGTTGCCGTTGCGAGATGCTTATCAAGTTCCGGCCCAGTGAGCGGATCACCCATCGCCGTGTAGGCAACCGGCGTCGGTATGTCGTGCATGCTCGTTCGCATGCGCTTGACGGCCGTCTCAGCATCGGAGAGATCCAGGCCGCCCTTGAGCGCAATCTTCCTGCCCTGATACTCGTAGATATCGCCGACGACGAGCTGCAATGCCCTCGCTATATGAGTGGTGCTCCCCACTGCGCCGTCTTTGCGTGCCAGCCCGGCAGCCACTTTCGTCACTGAATCGATGATTGCATCTCGAACCTGAGGCGCGTCATACAGACCATTGAGATCTTTCGGTACGTAGTAGCTCACACCGAGCTGCGGAGAAGTAATCATTGCCATCGCCGAATCCTTCTCGGCAATCGCCTGCTTCCCGGTCAGGTAAAGCTCAGGCACATCCGCCTGAGTGGGTGTGTTTGAATCCTTATCCGCAGGTTTCTTGTCTTCAGCCGGATTCTCGATAGACAGGAGAAAGACGTTGCGCCAATCGTCGCCCAGCTGAGCGCCGAGCGTGCTTTCACCATCCGGCCCGACTGAAGCAGCCAGCCGCCTGAGCATCGTCACCTGCTGCGCCGGAGGCAGTCCCTCGAGCATCGTCTTGAGTTCAGACACCTCACTCTTGCGCAGGAGCACTGGAGCCACGCCGTAGTCGTTCGCAATTGTGCCCATCTCTCGCGCACGCGCGCCCAGCTCATCAAAGGCCGCCGGTTTTGTCCAGTCAGTGATTGGCGCGAGCTGATATTTCTGATCCTGAATGGCCGTGCCCAGAGGATCTTTCCTGCGCTCTGCCTTGACCTCATCCCTGGCTTTCTTCGCGGCCTCGTAGCCCTTGGCCTCTTCTGCGTAGGAAGCTGACCCCCAAACAGGTTTCAGATTCTCGACAGCGGCATCCATGTCCGCATCTGACAGGCTGCGGAAGGAGAAGATGCTTTCGGCAGCCTTTCGTTTTATCTCGTAGTCTGAGAAGAGCTCTTCGCCGCGCTTGTCGCCATAGGTAGCGATAAAGGCATCTCGCGAAATCGGATTCGGATCAGTACCCTCCTGCTCCGTCAGTGCGAGCGAGTTTTCCATCTCGCGCTTGAGGTTGCCCTGCCGCTCGGCAGTCTCTCTCGCGACGAAAGCCCCGGCCATGGACATGATCTCAAGCTTGCGAGGCGTAGAGAGGCCATCAACGAGCGGGATGCCGGTTGAAGTTTTCGGATTGACGCGCCCTTTACCGACAAGGCCAGGAGCCTGCTGCGCCACCTGATAGGCGAGCTGCCGCTTGCTTGACGCCCAGAGCGAATTGTCTACAGCATCCCAAGCCTTGGCGCTCATATGCTCACGCTCGTCACGGCTCGCAGCGAACGCCCCGACCGGATCATCGTTCGCCCACTGCTGAAAGCGCTGCGCCATGAAGGCGTCATAGAGCTGAGCCACTCCCTGCCGCCGCGTGTCCTCATCGTAGCCTGCAATCTGCGCCTGATAGTCATGCTCCTGCACAATGGAAAGCCACGTCTTGGCAAGGTAGTCCTTGTCTGAGTAGTGCTGCGCCGCGTCATCCATCAGCGCCTTCTGCCGGGACTGAGATGAGGTCAGGTGCCACTGATCTGTCTGCGCCTGATTCCACCGCATCATCTGCCCGCGCGCAGTCTGAAAGCGATCCTGGATGCGGCTTTCGACCGCCGCCCGGACATCAGGCGTGAGCTTGTCAAGGATGCCCTGCGCACCCTTCTGAATCCACTCGACTGTCGGCGTGAAGGCGTCTACAGCATTCTTCTCGCGCTGAGCCATGTAGCCCGTCTCAGGCGCATAGAGCGCATTCTGGACAACCTGCATGAATTTCGTCTCAGCCTCATCGCTTTCGGCCTTGACGCTGCGCGCGTGCTCAGTCTCGAGAATCTTGCCCACAGCCTGAGCACCGTAGGCCAGCGGCCGGATTGCCGCCTGGAAGGTTGACTCATAGTCCACTGTCGGACGCGGAGCATCTATCACCATCCGCCCAGTGCGCCCGCTGTCAGGCACCTGAGGAATGCCGCCCTGGAAAGTCGGAACCATCGGCATGCTGATCTTTCCTCCTTACATCCGGCCGTAGCGTGATGCGCCGGCAAAGTTGCCCCAGCCCGTATCCCCGAAGCCGTAGCCGTACTGCTTCGCCCCGGCATAGTTCGTCCACTTGCCGCCCGCTGAGAAGTTCTTGTCAGTGCTGAGCGGATTTGAGCTCAGCCCCTGATAGACGCCGAGCGCCGCCTGCATGTAGTTCGCCGCGGAGTACTGCGAAGCCCCCATGAGCGTCGCGCCGGCCGTGAGCCACGCACTCTGCTTTGAGGCTTCAGCCATGAGCGCCTGTCCCTCGAAGCCAGCAGCCTGCATTCGGTAGCTCCAGGCGTTATTGAGCGCATTCGACTTGATCTGATTGACATCGATCTCTTTGACAATGTCGGTCGAAGCCTGGAGCTCAGCAGCGGAACCCTCACCCACGGCAATGCCGTTCGCAGCCAGCGCCGCCCGCTGAGAGCCCTTGACGCGCCCGGCCGCCATCGTCGTTTTCTGAATGTCTTTCTCGCTTGCCCGCAGCGTTGCCTCGTATTGGCGCATCATCGTCTGCGCATTGATGCGCGCGATGTTCGCTTGCGACTGAGTAATGGCGTTTTTGGTCTTTTGCAGGCCGAAGGAGCCGAACGCGCTGATGGTGTTCGCCACACCGCTCGCGATCAGTCCGCCCCAGCTCGCGCCGAAAGAAGTTGATGCTGATGAAGCAGCCATAGAAAAGCCTCCGAATCAGCTCATTGTCTGAGACGGAGGCTGCGGAATGCGCAGGGGTGCTGAAGCGGTCAGACCATCTCAACCTGCGCCGTCATCGAGATTACCCGCAGCGTCAGAGGATCATCCTGCCGGATGCACACCTGCCCGCCCGCGCCCCACTGCGGGAAGACCGCGAAGCCGAACTCGTCCGTAATCGGAGAAGGCGGAGATCCGGCAAACTCAGTGCTGCGCGCCGGGTAGGCCGCAAGCTGATCTGTCGAAGGGCCAGCCTTCAGCCCGGAAGAATCCACCACACGGAAGAAGACTTTTCGGACGTTCTTCTGATGCCCGGAGCCGTAGGAGCCGTCCTGAAGCGCGACAGCCACCGGAAGAGTCTTCAGATCACCCACATAGGGCAGGCCGATATGCACCTTGGAGGCCGGCTGCGCGAGCGTGATCTTGCCCCCAGTGACCACCTGTTTCGGTTCAACTGAGCCGTCAGCAAGGATGCAGACCTCTCTGCCCTCAAGCCACGTGAGCCCGCTGATCTCGGTTTTCGGCTCGCCCGAGTAAGTGCCCGAGCAATCCATGAAGATCGAGTCCTCGAGTTTGGTGAACTGCCGCTCATGCATGCGCTCGACAAAGCGCTTCTCGACGCCGTTGATGGTGCGCCGGATGACGCAGTAAAGAATGTCCTCGTCACCCTCAGCTACAACTGCGCAGGACTCAAAGACGCCGTCAGTCGTGATCCGGGAGAAAGCGCCCACCTGCTGCTCAGGAACGTAAGTCAAGGCCAGCAAGTCGCCCGACGAGCTCACAGCCCACACAATCGGCCACGGAGCTTTCGAGTAGGCCAGATCCTTGATGGTGAGATTGTCAAAAAGGTGCGGACACCTCAGGCACACATCTGCCGTGATGAAGCCGCCCGCCTCATAGTTGTAGCCCAGCTCGCGAAGATGACCGCCGCGCTCAGCCGCATAGAGCATCTGAGAATTGATGACCAGAGGCTGCACACCATTCGCGCCCACGTAGGACTGCGGACGCACCGACATTGAGGACGGTGTGATTGCATCTGAGTTCAGCGGAGACACGCGCCACTCCGCCGCGCCGGTCAGGAGAATCAGCTGCTGGAGCGGGACGATATGCCGGATGCGGTTCGCCTCACGCGCCGCAACACGCACGGAAATCCTGTCATCATCCTGCACCGGAAGGCTGTAGCTCATATCCGACTCAGTGCCCGACTTTGTCGCCCAGAGATTGCTTGGACGCTGATAGGTGCCGCCAAACCACCGCCGCTGCTCGAAGTACGAGACCGCGCCCGGATAGTCGCCCGCAGAGCCCACATGAGCCGTCGCACTCGAGCCCGAGCCGCCCGTGCCCTGCGGATCAATCACCACCGTCGGAGACGAGTACCCGCTGCCCGGCTTCACTACCCGAATCGAAGTGATCCGGCCATTGCTGACCACTGGAGCCAGCTCAGCGCCGGAACCGGTCGAATCGCGGACGTAGACATTGACGCCATAATTGTCCACGGCCAGCGTGTATTCATAGCGCAGAGCTTCGTTGTATCCGTTAAAAGGAATGTTCTGATTGAGATAAACGCGAACAACAGGCTGAGAATAATTTGAGCCAGCCGCAGTGACTCGAACACCTTTGAGCGTAATTATCGTGGACGAATAGTAATAAACCGTGTCGCCATCACTTTCAGAAACAGTCTCTTTATAGCGGTCATTACTCACTTCAAAATCGAGCTCATATCCTGCCCCGCTGCCGCCCCCGCTAATATCAACCAGTTCAATGAATTCCTTCGCAGATTCTTTCAATGAATTTGCCGACGGATAATCAGGATATCCAAACCGTGATTTCGATCTTTTTCCCCAATATGGTTCACTTTGTGCAAAAGCAGTCGGTTCTTTGCTATATGGCAGTTTCTTGAAAGTCTCGAGCGGCATGCCAACATATGCCACAGCCCCCGCCGATGCGAGCGTGCCTTTTGACACGTACTGACCAGTCTTCACACCTTTGGGCGCATAGGTGTACCCGCTGCCCTGATTGTTGACCGTCACGCTCGTGATGCCCCGTTGCTGATTGAAGGGGTCGTCGTAAATCGGAGGAGTGATGGAGCTGTCGGCCGTGATGTTCTCATCAATGATGCTCGTGCTCGTTGTTTCTCCGATGTACGCCCAGAGGCCGCCCACATCGCGATAGACGCGGTACCGGCCAGCGCCGCTCACTGCGTTCCAAGAGATGGTGTTGTAGGAGCCGTCCCCGTAGGGGTTGCAGTTGATGCTCGTCGCAGGCGAGACTGCGCTTTCCTGACTGCCATCCTCAGTGAGCGCCGTGACCGCGTACTTTCGCACGTAGTCAGTGGGGTTCGAGACTGACTCATTGATATGCTGAGACACACTCGGAGCGCCGGGAGCCGCGAGCTTGCTGCCGAAGGTGACCTCGACAAAGCGCCAGTCGGAAGCCCCGTAGCGCCGGAGTTCCATCGGCGGATAGGACGGATGCACCAAAGTCAGAATGTCGGCCGACTGGACGTAGTGAAGGTCAAAGACATCTGCGCCGTCATAGATGCTCGAGATCTCGTAGGCAGAGCTTCCATTCATGAGCGTCTGTCCCTGAGTGTGGAAGCGCACGTAGTGGTGCCCGAATTCGAGCACCATCGTCTGATCTGTAGAGAACGTGAAGGAGATGAGCTTTGGAGCGTAGCCCGTCTCTTTTGCCTGATTCACGTAGACAAAGCCAGGCCGGAAGCACACAGGCCCCTGCGGTTCGACCAGGAAGTTGGTGCACTCAGCGAGCCCCGTCTGATACTTGCCGTCATCGATTCGGGCATACATGGAAGGAGAGACGATGCCGCCATTGAAGGCTCGCATGTAGTTTCGGATGGTTGCCATCAGACGATCCTCGCACGGAGATGAGGAGCGAGGCGTTCGCGCCGCCGGCCGCGATGCCGCGCATTGAAGGCGTCAGCGGTCTTGGCCAGCGAGAGCGCCTGTTGATAGAGAGCAAGCAGGTTACGGGATTCATTCGAAGAAGCATCGGCCTGCTTCAGCGGCCCCACCAGCATGGAGGCCAGGAGCGGCACCAGCGCATTGATGAAGTACGTCGGATAGATGGACGGATTGTCATTGAGCGCAACGAAGGAGAGCACTGGAGACTCTTCATTGCAGAGGATCAGGCGCGAGGCATTGCTTGGATCCATCTCGAGCTCGTAGTCGATTGTCCTGCGCTCCCTGAAGTGAACGGCTTCGAGCTTGATGATGCGCACGCAGTTGCTCGGAACGCTGAAGCCGAACTTCCATGAGTAGGTTTCCTCATCGAGAGACGAGAGCGCAGCGAGCCGCTGCCGCCGCGTGAGGAAAGACCAGTCGGCCTCTTCCATAAGCTGCCTGAGCGCAATAGGGTAGAAGCGAGCGCAGTGCCCAGCCTGAGGCGAGCCGTCTGGCGAATCGATTGCCGTGACGGTTGCCGAGTCGCCCAGCGTGCTGAGCGCGAGGTTACAAATGTCTGCTTTCGTAGCCATATACAAAAATGGCGGACGGAGTCGCCCCCGCCCGCCGCCCCACTTAGGAGGAGAGAAAGGTCAGTCCGTCGTCGCGATGAACTCGATGCCCTCTTTGGGCACGATGAAGCGAGCGTCGAACACATCGGAGAGGTAGCAGGTCACAGCACCAGCCGTGAGCGCGGTCGTTGAAGCCGCGCCCTTGAGACGCAGGTAGCGCTTGTGCTTAATCGGCAGATGGAGCGCAACGCCGGCATTGAGCTCATCAGCCGTGAGCGCGCCCGTGACCAGCGCAGTGGAGAAGTTGGCCGCAGCCTCATCGGACTGCTCAAGAGTGAGCGTGAGCGTTCCCGTACCGGTGCACTCAGTCGTCGCCTTGATGACGACGTAGAGCTCATGGTCATTGAGCCCCGTCGTCGGAGCCTTCTGGCCGAAGTCGATTGCCGAGGACGTGAAGGCCGCAGTCGCCGCCTGATCCTCACAGAAAACGAGCTTGACATCCATCATGATGAGATCTCCTTTAGGCGAGGACGTTCATGTTGTTCGGGATGATGTCCGTGCCCACCTTGTGAACCGGAACGCCCGCAAAGGTCAGCACCTTTCGGCCGGCCACCTCATCCATGTTCAGAAGCACGTTGTCCTTGTTCACAATCTGACGGCGAAGAACGGAGCGCGCCGCGTCATTCATGTAGAAGGCCACGCGGCCGGTCTGATCATCCGGGAGCATCTCAATGGCCTGAGTCATGAGGTCAATGAGGTTCGCAGCGCCGCCGCCCTTGTTGTTCTGGATCGAGTACTTGGCCGTGTCGATGTTCGCGATGCGGACAATCTTTTCCGGGTCGTAAAGCGCGACGCCAAGATCCCAGGCGAACTCAGTGATGAGCGCGAGGAAGCGCTTGCCGTTCGCGTCGAAGGCGTAGTGCTCGCCCATGTTCTCAACGCGCAGGCCAGCCTGAGAGCCGTTCTGCGGGTAGAAGCAGAAGCAGGCTTCAGCATCCCAATTGACGAGCCAAATGTCCGTCTGCTTTGCCGCAGTCGTGCCGCCGCCATTGATGATGCGATCAGCAAAAGCTTCATTCGCCGGTGTGACGATGGAGCCGAGGCCGTCCACGCCGCGCGGATCAGCCGCTGCGGAGCCGTAGAACATGGTCTTGACGACCTTTCGGGCAAGGCCGCGCATGAAGCCCTGATCCTTTCGGAAGCGCCAGGCATCGCGCTCAGCTGCCGGGCGCGTGTTGTAGAGATCACGGTCAACCTCTGAACGGGTGCGCATCATGCCGGCACGGTAGCGCACGTCAGAGCCGTGCACCTTTTCCGTATCCCATCCCTCATTGAAGGCGCGCAGCTGACCTTCAGGATAGGTCGTGATGATCTTGCCGCGGTCTCCGAAACCATCGTTGCCGGCCTGGATGACCGCCTGATCGAAGATCGGCGTGTAGTCGCGGATGGTATGCATCAGCGAGCGAATCGGCTTGTCGTTCGTCAGGCTTTCAAAGTCAGCGAGCGTCACCGGGTTGTTGTCAGTGATGATGTCAGCCATATCTAGCCTCAGTTTCTCTTAGCGTCGTTGTAGAAGTCCGTCGGGGTGTAAGGCGTCTGCGCCGGACTGCCCGTCGGTATCTTCGCTTCGCCGAATTTCGCACCGGCACGGGCGATGAGCTTGAGCGCTCCCGGATGGTTGCCCATCGGGGAATTGATGAACTCCGCAACGTCCGGGTCAATCGACCCGTCTGCCGCGCGGCCGAAGTTGGAGATCACTCGCCAAACGTTCGCCTGCGTAGCCTGGTAGTTCGAGCCGCCGATTTCGGCGTCGTTCTTTGAACGCTCAGCCCACTCCCTGCTCACGCGCTGGATGTTCTCAACTGCTCTTGCCTGCATTGCCGGCGCGACCCTGTCAATCAGGGACTGCGCCTGCTCCTGCGAAAGATTCAGCTCCTTAGCCACGCCCTTGAACTCATCCATCACCGGGCCAGCGAGCTCAATTCCTTCCGGTGCATTGAAGTCGCCGTACTCTTCCGGAGCGCCCTCAGTCTTCCCAGGTTCGGGCGCTTTCTTCTGGCTGTCGTCTTTATCGTCCTTGGATTCCCCGTCCTGAGCTCCGCCCATCAGCGTCTGCCCGCCGGTCAGATCCTGCTGTCCGGCAAGAGTCTGAGCAACGGCAGGCTGCTGAGCGTTCTGAGCATCGGACTGCCCGGCAGTGGCTTGTGTGGTGCCGGGTGCCTGCTGCGCGTCGTTTGGAGTTTGAGCGCCTTCGCCAGGCAGATTCGTTTCGTCACTCATAGGATTCGTCTTTCATGAGTCTGAAATAGTCAAGAGACACCGCGCGCAGGCGCTCAGCGAGCTGGATGCCCACTGAGCGCCGCCCCTCGGAGTAGGCCATCGTGAGAGCGTTCGGGCTGAATGACGCAGAATTGACGCCAGATGAATCCAAGACCCACTGAAGCGCCATCCTGCCCTCACGCGTAGCCATCACGGAGCGGAGCGCCAGATCCATCCGGCTCTTCGCCCGCTTGTCTTTCTCATCGTCTGCCTTGTCAGCAATGGGGTTGCGGTCTCTCATGCGGTCAATCGTCTCACACGAAAATTGCGGAGTGCGCAGGGCTACAGCGCCCCCTGCTGAGCAAGCTCCTGCATGCCTTGGACGGCCTGCCCGCCGACGGTTGAACCGTCTGCCGGGACGCGCCCAAGCTTGGACACGGCATCAGCGGCCTGCTGCATCTGCTCAGCCTGCTGAGCCTGCTGCTGCGCCTCAATCTTTTGCTGCGCCTGCTCAGTGGGCACGACCACAGAGGGAGCAACAGAGAGGTAATCGGCGTACTCGTCAACGATGCGGAAGCTGTCGATTTTCGCGAGCACATTCGGATCAAACTGCGCGACCTGCCCGATGCGCTGCAGGAACTGATCGAGGGAGTTCGCACGAATCGCACGCTGAGAGCGCGCGAGCATGGACGTGTACTCAATTGAGAGTTCGACGCCCGCAAGCTCAGGCGGAGCCGGAGGCAGCTGCCCCGCGCGGTAGAGGATCGAGAAGGTGCGCTCAATGAGCGGCTTCAAGACCTCGTTGTTCAGGCGCGAGAGCACGGGACCGAGCATCATGAGCTTTTCCTCGTGACGCTCAGCAACCTCAGTGGCCGTCATCTTGCCCATCTGCTGCCCGGAGAGCATGAGGAACATGTCTACGCTGAAGGCCTGATTGATGCGCTGCTGCACCTCAGCAATGTCCTGCCGGAGCGCGTTTATGTCCATCTGGACTTGCCAGGCGGACTGCACAGCGTCCTTCTGCGCAGGAGCGTCAAGGTAGATTCTGCCGCCCGGCTCGAAGTCATCCTCGTTGTCGCGCGCCGCAGTGGGCATGATGAGCGGAGGATTGACGATGTAGTCGATGGAGTTTCCCTTCTGCTTCTGCTCATGCTGAAGCTGCCGCACGTCGCCGAGCGCGACCATGCCGGGAGATTCCTCTGAGTACACGTCCGAGGCCGATGCGCCCCAGCGCCCCACCACGCACGGGAACTCGTTGAAGCCTGACTCCTCAAGGATGCCGTCTTTCGTGCCGTCCGAGTCAATCTGGATGATGACGCTGCGCCACGGCATGTTGCGGGAATCGCGCTTGCCGTACTGCCGGTCAAAGCGCGGCTCAATGGCATGGATCAGCTTGTACTCATGGTCAACCTGCCCGGCATCGAAGTTGCGGAGCACGTCGGCCGAGAGCTTTGAGCGCCCGAAGCGCGCTACCAGCTGAGCCGCCGTCATGATGAAGCGCCGGTAGAGTGTGTCAGGCACGCCTCTGTCATCCACGCCAATGGCGTACTCGCCCACGGAGAGCGGGTAGCAGTGGAAGACCTCTCTGTCATCCTCTGCGATGACCATAGCCATCACGCCGTAGGTGCCCACATCGCGCCAGCCCTGATGCAGCGCCTGATAGGTGTTCGTCCGGGTGAAGGCCATCTCCATGATGCGCTGCACCTGATCGAGCCATACCTTGACGGCCTGCGCCTCATCCAAATTCGGCGTGCCGGTTGTGAGCGCGAACCACTGACTTGACGGATCAGTCATGCCGCTCATGAGGCCGGCCGCGAGGATGTTTGCCGCCCGGACGGCAGAGCTGTCCACGATGCGGTTCCACCTGGAGCGCGACTCATTGCGGTTTTTGCCGATGAGGAAGCGGCCGCGACTCGGGGTGATGTGCTCAGAGATCTCGAGCCACTGCGTCATGTACGGCTCGCGCTCCTTTTTGAGCGTGCCCCAGCGCGTCAGGATGCGCTGCCTGAGCTTGAGATCTTCAGACATGCATCACCCCAGTGCGCCGCCCGCGCCGAGAGCGAGGTTGTTGTTGTTCACGCCGCCCGCGCCGGTGAGCAGGGTTGACCCTGCGCTCATGCCGGCATTAGCCGCATCAGCGAGGATGGAGCTCACGTCTGCGGAGTTCGAGTCCTGCCTGCGCTGAGCCTGCCGGGAGCGCTCAGCCTCAGCCTGCGCCTGCCTTTCGGCCTGCTGCGTAGCCGCTTTCTGAGCTTTGGCCTGTTTGTTGCTCGTGTAGATGGAAGTTGCGGCACCAGCCGCAGCAATGGCCGCGCCCGCGATCAGACCGCCTGTCACTCCGCCGCTCATGGTTTTCTCCTAGTCAAGAGGTTTTCAAATTCGTCAGTGAACTCTTCCTCTGCCCGCTCGATGCTGTCCGCGTCGGACGCAAAGAGCATGGTGATGAAGGTATCTTCGATAGCCCGGAAGACCTGAGACCGGCCGGCCGCGCCCTTGAGAACCACGTAGCCCTTGAGTTCGCGCGTGTCTTTCCCGGCCTGGACGTAGCAGTGACCTGAGACGATGACCACTGTCGGGATCTTGATGACCGCGCCGGCCAGCACCGTGTCTTTCGGGACGAGGCACGTGCGGACATAGACGCCGGCATGGAAGAAGTTCTCAGTCGGAAACTCGCACGGCTCAAGCTCAGCATCGATGCGCTCGCGGAGCGCCATGACCAGAGCGAGATCATCAGAGGAGCAAGGCGGCAGGGACGCCGCAGGGACGAGCGCTGTCACAGTTTCCTCCAATAGAGCGTGTTCACTGGCTTGGCAATCCGGTCGAAGATCTTGTCTGCCTGAGTGCCGATCTTTGCCCCGAGATACATGCCGTAGGCACCGTCATCTTTTGCGCAGCTGAAGAGCGTTTTGAGAAGGAGCGAGCCTGCGCCCGTGCCCTCTCTGCGATCCTCTCGGAGCCAGATGCTTTCGCAGGTAGCGAGAACCCGGCCGCCGCCGAAATGAGGGAGCACAGTGGTGATGTAGGCCGCGAAGCCGATCAGCTCTTCGCCCTCGAAGAGCCCCACTGGACGCAGGATGCCCTGCGCCTCAAGGAGCTCATACATGCGCCGGTCAGGCGCTGGCGGCAGATCCTCATAGACGATCTCTTCGCCGTAGGCTTTTTCGAGAGCAGGCCATTCCGGCCGGGAGAAGGCCTCACGGCACGTGATGCGCCGGCAGGTGAAGGTTTCGGTACTCATGCCGAGATGGTCTCACCTGCCGAGCGCGGAGTGCGCAGGGGTGCTCAGCGGTAGGGATCCCGGATGCCGTGCCGGCGGCTGCGGGACGGCTGTGGGGACGGCAGATCATCCAAGTACTCGTTGACCTTGACTGCGAAGGTCAGAGCCAGCGCGTCGGCATTGTCTGGCGAAGGGAGTCCGCGATCCTTCATATCCTCCTTTTTCTCAAGCAGGAGCTGATTCGTCGGTGTGTAGTCGTACTCGACTCCCGTGAGGTCAGTGATGAGATCCTCGTCATCCTCGATACAGCCGCCAAGCTCGAGCCACTCGCGCATGCGGCCCCACATCTCAGCGCGGAGATTCTTGTAGCGCTGCCTGTTGGACGCGCCCGAACCGAAATTGACCTCAGTCACGGGATAGCCGTTGTGACGGAGCCAGTCGCAGGGGGAGCCGCCAACGCCGCCCGAGTCAACATGGATCAGGATCTTTCGGACGCCCATGCCCTTGAGCCGGTTGTAGTGCTCAGCGACTTTCGCGCCGAGCTGATGCCCGTCAAGGTTGCGGAAGCGCTGCCGCTTCATTGAGCGCGCATCGAGGCCGAAGCGCGTGACGATGACGGAGGCGTCATCGCCGAAGCGCGCCACATCTACGCCCAGGATTGCCACCATGCGCGTGTAGTCCACGTGAGGGAGCGGCCGGGAAGCCGCCGAGTCAGCAACATCTCGGGGAATGAACTGCATAGCTGAAGCGCTCGGGAAGACGCCGCGCACGCGCACCTTGAAGAAGTCTGAGTCTTCGCCGTAGTCAGCCAGCCACTCGGCAATCTTTTCCTTGTCGGTGCCGGCCGCGTCGCGCCCGTCAACGTGCCGATGCGTCCAGCGGTGCCGGAACTTGTGGAAACACTCGAAGAAGCGCCCAGTGCTGCGGGTAGGGTTGCCGAAGCACAGCCAGAAGATCTGCGTATTCTTGTCGGTCAGCGCGCCCTCAGTAACCTCCCAAATGGGATCAGCGATAGCCGATGCCTCGTCGAAGATGACGAGGATGCGCTTGCCCGCATTGTGCAGGCCTGCAAAGCCCTCTGGCCGCGTCTCAGACCACGGGATAGCATCCACGCGCCAAGTCTGCTCATGCCCCTTTTGCCGGGAGACGAGCGACATCGCGGACATGACGAACCAGTCTTTGAAGATGCAGAGGCCATGCCACTTGGCGAGTTCTGCGAAGGTTTTTGTGCGGAGCTGACTTTCGGTGTTTGCCGTGACCACGCCGCGAGTGTCAGGGTAGGTGCAGAGCGCCCAGAGGATGATCCACGAGACAAGGCAACTCTTGCCCGTGCCATGTCCGGAGGCCGTCGCATCCTGAATGACGTGCTGCCAAGCCTCTCCGCTTTGGAGCCTGTCGCGCATGGAGGTCAGGACTTCAGCTTGCCACTTGTCGGGCCCGGTGAAGTTTGCGAGCGTGCCCTTGCCCCAGGGGAAGGCAATCTGAGCGAACTTCAAAGGATCATTCGTGCACTGCGCCGCGCACCACATGAGCGCCTCAGACTGCCCTTTATTTGTTGTCAGGTCGAAGTCCATTCACGAGCCCCTGAAGGGTTGAAGCCAGTGAGGAAATGGCCGCATCTTTGGAGCCGTCGGGCTTCTCATACCAGCCGAAGTGCTTGTTCAGCATGTCGAGCGCCTTTGCGGCCGCCGCGGCATCGACCATCCGCCAAGCGAGCGCGCCATCTTTGGTAGTTGCCTGCCCGCCGAAGGTTTCTTTTGGGATGAGCTCGGAGTTGACCTTGTAAAAGCGCAGGTTCATCTCGAGCACCTTTGCGGCCGTAAGTTCGATCTTGGCCGCGCGTTTCTCTTTCTGTCTTGCGATTGCGGCCGCGACACAAGTTTTGCCAAGTAACTCCGGGCCGATGCGGTTCGCGGTTTTTGCCGAGTACCCGGCGCGGATTGCTGCCTGAGTCGCATTGAGGTCAACCAGATATTCCTTGACGAATCGCTCCTGCCGAGGCGTCAGTTTTCGTTCACCCATCTTTTTACCTTTTTCCAACCGACGACTGTCACAGCGCGCCGGGAACCGTCTACGAAACTGCGGATTGTCCGCACGGGGATCTCGAGCATGAGAGAGATTTTGCGCCATGAGTAGCCCTCTGAGCGGAGCTGTCTGGCGTGCTCGACATCGGCATCGAGGTACTTTGCGGACACAGCGCTTTCGCCCACTGGCCGGCCAGCGTCACCGACAGAGACCGTCACCATCCTCGCGGAACCACGCCGGGAACTGCCTTTTGACTTTTTTGATCCTATCATCGATAGCTCGCAGTCTGGCGAGCGATCCCTCTGCGTATCCGAGAGCTGTAGCGTGAGCTCGAACAAGTGCCTCTGCTGCGGGCGCGGGAAGAAAGCTTGAGACTCCGAGAGGGCCTCGATCTCTTCCTGCGTCCAAATCGACAACTGGCATGGGGGTTCCTCCTTCATTCATGATCCCTCCCTCCTAAGCTTCGGCAGCCCAGGCTCGGTTCCCAGGTGATATTGATGATGAGATGACCGGGATTTTCAGCTTGAAGCCAGTCCTGTTCTTTGAAGTGGAAAGTGTTGTCGTTGACCTGCATGCCTTCAGCAATGCCGTCAAGAATGGCCTTGCAGTTTGCGAGGAGATTGTCCTCGTCGTGATAGCGAGTGACAGGCGGGATGCAGATGAGCTCGATATTGACTCGACCGCCGCGCCACTTCTTATCGGGGAGCCCACCCTTGACGGTGACCTTTTCGATGCCGACCTTTTGAAGCGCGGCTTTCGTGAGCATCATCGTCGCGTACTTTTCGCGCTTGAAGATCCGAGCCTTCTGCATGAGGTTGACCCGTGCATTCGGGGAGAGCGCGCGGTGAGGCCACGGCAACGTGAGCTGAATAATTTGCTTCATGATGATGTTCCCTCCATTGAGATTTATCGGTGCCAAAGTCTTTGTGCTCTGTCTTGGATGGACTCGCCGCCGGGATTTGTGAGGCGTGCGAGGTAGGTGGTTCTTTGCTTGATGAGGCTTTCGGGCGCTCTGAGGTAGTGAGCACAGCGCCGCGGCCGGTCAATGTTCTGAAGGACGTTCCACCGTCCGCCCGGCCGGTCATCGATCTCGCAGTAGCCAGAGCGTCTCCGGAAAAGGAATGCGCCGCGGTCACGCTTTGAGCCCTCGAAGTGACTGCATTCGATGCAGCGGACTTGAGCCTCAGGCTGCGGAGATTCGTCGAATAGCTGAGTCCTGACCTCCGCAGGATGATTGAGGTTGTTCTCCCCAGAACGCCTATCAATCACCTCACGGAGGGTTTCATGTTGAAAATTGAAGTACCTGAAAACGATCAATCGGTTTACGAACTCAAGACTGAAAGTGGCGAAACGCATTTGATCCGTTGTCCCGGTACGCACCTGGATGACGAAAAGGAGGGGCTTTTCTGCTTTGTGCTTGAAGGCAGCGGCGAAGAGCGTGTGATGTTTTCGAACACCAAAGTGATCGCCTCATTCCATAAGCGCCCGGAGATAAAGATTCCGGAACATGCATTGAAGCCGCGGCAAGTTTTGGATCTCATGCTGAGTGCTCCGGGAGAAGGTGCGTACGGCTTTCAGCTGCGCGTTCTTTCGTAGGCGGGTAAAAGAACTGAACGCGGATTCTTTTTCCCTGCCGGATGTCTTCTGGCGTTAGGTCTCTGAAGGCCTTCAATACGCCGCGAAGGCAGCATCCATCGATCTCGATGCATGTACCGTTGTCAAGGGAAGTGACTTTTAAGGTCTGAACCTCTATGCAATCGGGATAAGGGATCAGCTCGATCTCGAATCCCGATTGAGGAGAGGGACGGGCCGTGCTTTTTTCTGTGCCAGTCATCAGAACACCTCCTCGGGCTTCAGGTTTTTGAGGGCAGAGCGCTTGCGGAAGTCCGACCAGGTGCATTTGATGGGGTAAAGAACCTGATTGAAGCGCGAGGCGATACGCTCAGCGCCTGCGGCATCGAAGTCAGCGGCGACGAGGTTTGTCGTGACGATGGTGGGGAGTCGGTTCGCAGTACGCAGGTCGATGATCTGCTGCAGTCGATCTTTGCGGGCGTCGGTCCAAGCGCTTGTACCCACCTCGTCGATGACGAGGCAGGAGGTCGAGGCGAGCCACTGGCGGATTTTCCAGAGCGGCTGATCGAGCTTCGCAGCGTAGGCTGGCGTGTAAAGGTCGAAGTATTCCGACGCCGGGATGAAGAATCCGGGTGCCTTGCGCGCCGCGAGGTCGGTGAGGATGGCCTTAGCGAGGTGCGTTTTGCCGGTTCCTGTGAACCCAAGGAAAAGGATTCCGGCCTCGGGGTGAGACTCATCAAGGAGGCGCGTCATGAGGCGTTCGGAGAAGCGCTTCGAGATGGCGAGCGCCTTGGCCTGATCCTTTTCGGCCGCGTCGAGCTGAAAGTTCGAGAAGGTTTCTGCGGTCGGCTGCCGAAGCCACGAGAGGCAGCGGGACAGAGAGACGTGAAGTTCGCTGAAGCACGAACTGAGTTCGTCCGCCTTTAGCTCGCGCTCGGACTTTTTGGGGAGAGCTCGTGGAGGCGGGTTTGCAACACGCACGGCTTCAATCTGCGTGAATATCGGCTGCAGGGCTTGCTTTGAGAAAGCTTTTTGAAGTTCAGGCATGGGGTTCACCAGTTGTAATCGTCAGCAGTTCTTTGGTGGAGAGGTTTCGGCTTGGCTGTTTGGAGTGGGTGGTATCGAAGTTCGTTGAGGCACCAAGTGCGGAAGCCTGCGGGCCAGACGGTCAATCTGCGGTCGGTGGCGAGGGCGTGATTGACGAAGGCGGAGAAGACTTGCTGAGGGTTCCCAATGCCGACCTTTTCAGCGATGGCCTTGTACTCATCGGGGATAGAGGCATCGGCGTCGAACGGGCATGGAGTGGCGGGCCTGCGTCGAGGAGCGGCCTTGCGCTTTTGGGGAGCAGGCGCAGGTGGTTCGATGGGAGGCAGTGCCGGGGGTTCCGGAAGCGGTTCGGGAAAGGAGCGTGCCTCTCTCTCAGCTTCTTCGAAAAGAGACTTGTCGAAGTCGTCCGGATAGGGCGTCTGCGCTTGCGCAGATGCGACGGCGATAGCCGACGTTTTTCCGGAAGTGCGCATAGAAGTACTGTTAGCTTCCTTGTTCTCTTCCTTGTTATTTCCCTGTTCGGCTTCAAGATCTTTAAGGGGAGGGGGTAAAGATCTTTCACCCCTCCCCTTCAACATCTTTAAGGGGCCCCCTTCAAGATCTTTAACCCCTGAAACATCCTTAACCCCTTCAAGATCTTTACCCCCTGCTAGCTCTTTGATTCGCGAAAAATCGACGTAAAAGACACGCACCTTCCCGGGAGGTTGATGCGCTGTGATGAACTTCTTTTCCATAAGCACCTTGATCGACTTGCGCGCTGTCAGCTCTGACACGTGTGCCTTAGCAGCGATCTTCTTGATCGATGGCCAACAGGCACCCGTAGTACCAGTCGCCTTTTTCTCATTGACAAACCAGCACAGAGCCATCAAGACCCAAAAAGGGCTCGGGTCCATATCGTCGCCGTTGGCAAACAGCGTGTCGATGAAGCTATAGGCCAAGGTTGCCTCACTTGAAAAGCGGATTAAGTTCGCTTCTCGGGATTCCGGTGGCGAGATTTACAGCCGGGACATGCCTTGCCGGCACGTACCCCAGCTTTATCCAAAAGGCAACCGCCTGTCTGGAGACTTCCGGGGTGCATACCTTTGCCAGAGCTTTCTGACTCCCCAGTTTTTCCACCGCCCTCTGTACGGCATTAGAGCTTTTTTCTGTCATAGCGTTTTGCTTTATAGCAAGTTGTTTTAGCTTTAAAGCAAAGTATAGCGCAAGATTAACTTGCTTGCGAGGTACGCAAGTTTTCCTGACACTAGCGCTATGGAGGATTTATGCCGAGCAACTTACAGACCATCCTGAATGCAAAGGGGCTTACTCACGCACAGGTCGCGGAGGCTCTCGGGGTCACGCGGCAAGCGGTTCAGAGGTGGGCAACTAAAGGGAATCCTCGCCTTGAAAAGCTCTCAAAATTGGCGGACTTTTTAGGCGTAACTCCCGGACAAATCACCGGCGATGAAAGCTACGACCAACCAGCATATATGCCGGCCGTTAACTCTTCTGCAGTGCCATCCCGAGCGGGGTGGACGGTAGTTCCGGTTCTTGATGCATACGGGGCGTGCGGGGCTGGTTCGCCGGCATATCAAGCCAATAATGTCGGTGCGATGCAGTTTTCTGATGAATTCTTAAGATCACTGCCCGGCGTACACGGTATTCGCGAAGGTCAATTCGAGATCATTAGCGCCGCAGGCGACAGCATGGAGCCAACTATCAGCAGGGGCGGATTGGTACTTGTGGACACGCATCAGACTGAAGCACGCGGAGATGGAATTTACGTATTTATCAACGGCGAGGATGTATTCATTAAGCGTGTGCAGATCAATTTCAACAGATCATTGACGCTTATCTCTGACAATCCCGCCTATCCACCGACTACATTGACCAGAGATGAATTAGAGGGAGCTCATATACATGGACGCGTGATTTTTGTTTTTAACGGCTTCCGCACGTAACCCTCTTCACCCCGACTTGGCCCGCCATAGAGCGGGCCTTTTTTTTGACTTCGGTCAAAATAAACTTGCCTTTATCACGGCTTACAGGCAAGTTTAACTTGCTTTTCATTGCTTGCACGTGTAAAGTTTGCTTTGTCGAGAGAGCAAAAAGCTTTTTCGAATGCAAACTCCCTCCCCCGGCCGGAAGCCGGGAGGGGCACCGGATGATGATTAGTCAGACGGGCGACGGAAAGCCTCAAGGCGCGGAGCTAGTACCTCACGCCGAGCGAGTAAGAGCGCACATAGGCAGACCTGAGCAGTGAATCTCTCTGTCCGGGAGTTGGTTCAGACCATCGGGCAGAGAGAAAGGCCAATTGAAGCGCTTTCTTTTGAGAGCGCTTCTGTGGGTCTTTCTTAGGAGGATTTATGAAGGTAGAAATTGAAGACGGCCGTCTGATCGTTACGCCGATCACGGAAGAAGATTCTCGGATCATCTATGCATTGGCGGCCGCCTATGCCGCATTCGATGCTGTTTGCTATCCGATCATGGGCGAAGCAGTTCGTTGCACCGATGACGCTTTCACAGACTTTTTCATAGGAGAAAGAGATGGAAATTGACGCCAAGCGATACTTCAAGCTTTCGCTTCCTGGAAGGAGCAAGACGGCCGAAAACGAATTGCGCTGGCTTCTGATTGCCGCGAGTGCGTATGCGCAGGCGATTAACGCTGCCTCGTTTCGCGAAGGCAAAAATGTTTTGGGAACAGGCGGCAGTTACATCGCTCCAATCACGCGGGAAGAGGTTGAAAACCAAAAGAAGGCGTTCGAGGAAGCCCTAAGCGCCTTCTTCGATGAGGTTGAAGCCTTACGGCAACTTACTTCTGTTCATCACGGCGAGCCGCAAACCGGCGGCATTTCTCATAGAGATCAGCCAGCAACTCGAGATCGTGATTCAGCGGGTTCATGACTTCATAGTCGCCCTCATCAAAGTAGTCGAGCTCCTCACCTGCTTTGGTTGTGGGGATGCGATCCAACTTGATCGCACCGGACATGAGCAGGCCAAAGAACAAAACTTCAGCCTTTGAGAGTTTTGGAAGGTTCTCCCCCGGATAAAAACCTTGAGGGTTCAGATCATCGAACATGGATTTCTCCTTCGGTGAGTTGATACGGAATGTAGAATGGGAGTCCGACGTTCATATCTTCGCACCGAAGGAGACCTCATATTCAAGCCTCTTCTCGGAGCGAGAGAGTGATTTAAGGCTTCTCCGGGAGGAGACTTGAATCTGAATGGAGAACACCATGATTCAACACGACAGCGATTGTGCAGTCCACAACGGCCCCGCGCTTCCGCCGGGGCCGTGTAACTGCGGCGCTCAGGCTAAATATGAACGCCGATGGATTGCATACCTTCGTCAGCGGGGTTGTAGAGCGGTCGCTCACCGGAGAATTGCTTTTGGCATGTGGTTAGGCCAACGATTTTGTCGAGCAAAAACACGCGCCACTCGGGCACTTTGCCTGACCTGCTACCGCCTGCTGTTTGGTAAGCGCGCAGCGCGGGACGCCCTGCGGTGGTGGTGCCGAGCAAAAAGGGCTCAACTTCGCGCTGAAGCCCATCGTAGACAAAGCGCACTACCTGCCGATTGATGATGGCATCTTCCAATTCTGTCTGAACAGACATCTTTCCTCCTTCGGAGTTTGGTTTAAAGAACGTCCTTGTCACCGGATTTCTCTACCTTACTCCGAAGGAGCCCCAACCTCATAGAGCCTCGACGCCGTAACAAGCGCCGGGGCTTTTCTTTTGCGAGAACGAAATGAGCACCTATCAAGCGCCCGTCGATTTCCGGACGTTCGACAGCTCCGACATGTGGCTTGCCTGCAAGGGCTTCCGCAGCGTCATTCACCGCGCGAACTACACGGCCGACGTGGAACTAACGGCACTTCTTCGCGGACACCTCCAGCAGCTCCTCGACATTGACGAGGACATTGAAGACCGCGAGGGCTTCGCTTTCGCGGCGGGTGCTGCACTTGCTCACCAGATGAGGAGCCGCAAATGACCAAGTTCACGGAATTCCTGCTCGACGCGCTGACGGGCAGCCCGGCCAAGGGCTTTACCCCGGCTGAGCTCGCCAGAGAGCATCAAGCTCAGATGATCGGCGTCATCGGCGGGGTCATCTTCTTCGCGACGATGTGCCTCGTCATCTACGGCGGCTCCTTCCTCCTTCGCTACCTCGCAACCAACTGAGGTTCACTATGCAATACGAATTCATCCCCCGCATCCTTTCCGGCGCGGCTGAGCTCGAGATCGACTTCTACCGCGATCTCTACGAACTTGGGGTGTGGTGGGCGCTCCTCTCCGGCCATGACCGCGAGACCCGCGCACGCCGCGTCCTAGAGCGCTCCCTGTACAACGTCGAGGGGTTCCGCGAAGCGTTCGACCGCGAGGCCGCCAAGGGCGGGGAGTTCTTCGACGTAATCGACCGCATCCTGCACAAGGCCGACCGGGCCTGCAAGGAATGGTCTCAGTACGAGTACGAGGAGAACAAGCGCGACCGTGCTGAGGAGGCCGCATGATCGGCAGAGACGCAGCCTGGTTCACTCCTCCGGACGATCCCCACATCTACGAGTGGGCCGAAACGCTCCGGGACATCACCAACGAAAACCTGAAAGACATGGAGGACGCCGCATGATCAGGCGCACCAAAAAGGAGCTCATTCAGATCTTCAAGAAGCTCCGCGAGTCTCACGCTTGGTCTCACAAGGAGGCCGGAGAGCTCTCAATCATCCGGGATCGCTACGAGGAGGGCAAGGAAGATGAAGTGCACAGCCTGATAGACGAACTGGACGCCAAGCTAGGCGCAAAACGTCGCGCACTCTTCGCGCTTTGGAGTGACCTCACCCGCTCAGAGAAGGAACCGCAATGACCATCCCCCAGCACCCGCACCGGCATCGCTCTCAGCTCAGCAAGTGCCAGCGCAGGGCATGCGCAGCGCGCAACGCCCGAGCGAGAGAGCGCAAGACCAAAGCAACGAAACACACCAAGGCGAGCTTCCTCCAGGGGCTCGCCTTTTTACTAGGGAGATTTTTCCGATGACAACCGACTCAGCAGACCGGGCCGAATGGCTCAAGCAGCCGGAAGCAGAAGCGCGCCGGGGCCGCCAGACGACCAAGAGCGGCCGAACAGCTGCGAACAACCGCACAGCCCGCCCCCAAACAGGCGGGCTTTTTCGACCTCATTCGCTACATCTTGGAAAGGTGGTTCAAATGACACCGAATGACCAGAAAGAAAAAGAGGTTTGGGAAGCCGAACAGGCCTCCGCAAACCTCCCTATGTCCGAGCAAGACGAAGACGACATCGAGCGCATGCGAAAAGAGTTCGATGAAGTCTTCGCGTTTTAACCACACGGAGAATCATACATGAGCTACGGAACGCTTGTTTTGGGCGAAAGTGGGTCAGGCAAGACTTGCTCCCTTCGCAATATCGATCCAACCAAAACGCTAATCATCCAACCGGTCAAAAAACCGCTTCCTTTCAGGTCAACTGGCTGGAAGTTTGTTCAGCTCGGAACTAAAAAAGTTGTCGAGAACAAGCGAGAGCGAGAAGAGCTCACACGCCTGAGTGGCGGCAACATCCTCTGCACGTCCAACGTCCCCTTCATCCTTCAGTCCATGAAGGAGACCTCAAAGGAGATCATCGTCATCGACGATTGGCAGTACTTCCTATCCTTCAGAATGATGGAGTTGCGGAACGTCGGAGGCTATGACAAGTGGAATCAGATCGGCGGCTGCGGGTTCGATCTCGCCAAGACCGCTTCAGAGCTCGACGATGCAAAACGCGTCTATCTCCTTGCGCACACGGTGGTCAAGGATGGCGTGACGCGCATCAAAACGATCGGGCAGATGCTGGACGAAAAGATCGTCATTGAAGGGATGTTCACAACCGTCCTTCGAACAGCGGTCGATCAGGGCAGGTACCTCTTTCGCACTCACAACTCAGGCTTCGACACCGTGAAATCTCCTCTTGGGATGTTCGAAGAAGACGAGATCGACAACGACCTTGCAGAGGTCGACAAGGCCATCTGCGAGTACTACGGAATTTCAACACCCGCCGAAGAATCGGCAAAGGAATCTAAATGATCATCGGAACTATCAAGGCCGACAAGGTATCTGCCATCAGGAGCGAAACCCCGGCCCGCATCTTTGAAACTGGGGCTTACAAAGGAAAGATCCTGCAGGCAGAGCAGTACGAAACGAAGAACGGAGCCGCGATGCTCCGGTTTTACTTCGAATCGAATGATGGAGCCACGGCGTGGCTCTCGCTTTGCATCGTCAAAAGCGACGGCGAAGAGGCTTTTGGTATGGGTATCTTCCAGTCCATGCTTTTTTGCTCCAAAACCGAGTCGGTCGAATGGGTCGAAGGCAAGGTACGCACCATGAAAGGCGAGATCGTGAAGGGCTATCGCGGAAAGGCGATCGAAGGAAAGCCAATCGGCCTCGTCCTTGAAGCAGAGCCCCGCGAATACCTCTATCTAGGGGAGGTAAAGATCGCCAACGACATGACGATCCGACGCGCATTCGATCCGGCCACCGGTCGAACCGCTAAGGAGATCGATTCGGGCGCGACTGAAGCCACGGCTATCCCCGCGCTTCTTAAGAACCTGAAGGAGCATCCTAAGGCGGTGCGCAAGCTTGACGGAGGAACGCAGGCACAGACCTCCAGCGCAGCTTCTATGCCGCCTGATCCGCCAGTCGATGACGACATGCCCTTCTAACAACCATTCAGCCCCGGTCAACCACCGGGGCTTTTTTGCGAGCACTCAAAATGAAAATTTACGAAATCCCCGGCGCGCTGCGCGAACTTCTCGACCGCCTAGACGCCGATCCCGATACGGGTGAGGTCGATGGCGACGCGCTCGCCGCATACGCCGAATACCAGGGGCAGGCCGCCGAAAAGCTTGAGGGCACCGCTTGCTACTGCCGTGAGCTTAACGCCGAGGCCGAAGCCATCAAGGCCGAAGAAGAGCGCCTCGCAAAGCGCCGAAAGTCACTGGAGAACAAGTCCGAGCGCCTGAAGGCCTACATGATGCCCGCGCTCGAAGCTATGGGCGGAAAGGTTAAGGGCGTCATGGCGTCACTGCGCATTTCCAAAACTCAGTCCGTCACCGTCTTCGACATCGACGCGCTGCCGGACGCATTCAAGCGCGTCGTGACCAAGGTCGATCCGGACAAGGTTGCCCTCAAGAAGGCCCTCAAGGCCGGTGAGGACATCCCCGGCGCGGCCCTCGAAGACCGCCAGTCAGTCGTCATCTCGTAAGGAGCGCGGGCATGGAGCATCCGATTTTCGATCTGACTTTCGCGGGCTCTCGGGAATCGGTGCTCTGCGGCTTCCCCGATGAGGAGGCCGTGCTCAAAGTCGTTGAGACCATTCGCCAGAAGCTCGACGAGATCGAGCACCTGCATCAGCGTCTCAAGGACATGGATGGGCAGTGGTAATGGCCTTCAAGTACTTTGAACTGGCGATGGTCATCGTCAGCGTCCTCGGGCGCATCGCCGGGACAGTCGCCATCGTGTGGCTGATCGTGACAAGGCTTGCGGATGGGTTCTTCACGCCCCTCCTTGTCCTCTTGGTCACGTACTTCGGCCTCGGCTTCCAGATGAGCTACAAGAGCGACAAGCCCCAGCAGGAAGCTCAGAGCCAACCACCGCAACTCCCACGCCCATAACCAACAGCCCACCTGGGGGCTTCATCTTGATGCCGCCTGTCATGGAAAACGTGAAAACCGCCTCCCATGAGGTGCGCTTGGCAGACGGCATCAAAATGAACCTACTACAGACTGAAGCCGGTTGATTTCAGTTGAGAGAGCTTGAGGTGAAAGTGTACGATTTGGGGCAAGTCACTCTGATATGGATGAAAAATCAGAATAGAACTTGTTAGGAAGTCTTATGAAAAGCAATTTAAACCCACTTTCACCATCCGGGACAATTAACCGGAAGTCATTTTTTCTTACCGAAATAATTCTGGTTTCAATAAGTTCCCTGTTGATGTATATGGCTGAAAATCAAGCTCCCTACATGACAAATTTGGGGCGGATTCTCTATATCGCTGTAATTATTCTTTTGAGCTTAGGGATGATTTTTGCGGCAATCAAGCGATGCCGCGAGGTCGGCATATCAGTTTGGTGGTCGGCATTGCTCGTCGTTCCTATTGTGTTCTTATTTATCGTTGGTTATCTTACTTTTGCTAAAGCAAGGCCAGAAAACAAATCTGGCAATCATCTAATCGAAGGACAAGTTCAAGTAGACAGCGTTGAGCAAGAAAATCCATCAACCAGTACCGAAGTCTTACCAAAAATGCAGAATGACGAAGTTCAAAGTTCAACCAGCAGTAGCATTTGGGACAAGTTAAGTGGCCCATTGATGATGCTTGTCATGCTTGCTTATTTTGCGTATTACTTGGTTGGCTTGGGGCTATTTGGGGGTTTTGTCTGTTGGTTCCTTGATATTGACGATAACTTGCTACTAGAGGGGCTGGCTATTTTTGGCGGTTTCATCTTCATGAGTCTAGTCCCGCTAGGAGGTTATGCCGTGCTTGCAGGAGCCACCTATTACGCTGCAGAAATACTCGACTGGGGTTGGTTGTTAGCGATACTTTTTGTGTTCCCAGGCATCGGATTTATGCTATTAGCAGGCGCAGGTTCCTTGTTCTCTGTCCTTGCCAATAAGTTCAGAGCTTCACGACATTAATATCGAAAATCCCAAACTAAGTTTTTGACAGCGCCTTGAGATTCGTGCACAATGTTCGTGCCCCGTGAAAGCGACGGGGACGGGATTGGCGTCCCGAGTCATACGGCGCAAGATGAAGCCGCCGACCGTTGGAAGCGGCTTTTTTCATCTTAGCCAAAGGGAGCGGCGTTTCACCGCCCCCTTGCAAGTCTCCTTTATGGGCGGGCTTGCGGGCCTCTTAGGAGGGCCGCTTCCGTATGA